GCGGGCGAGGTTGCCCCCGCTCACCTAGGGTGACAAGCCCTAGGTGAAGGGACGGAAGGGCGCAGAAGGGTACAATCGTACCCTTTTGCGAGTCACCCTCCCGTTACCTGGGTTGGCAACGGGGGTCACTGGGGTATAGAACCCCAGCCAGTCCGGTTCGCGCTCTGAAGCGCGATTGAACCAGTGCCAAAGAGCTAGTTGAGGATTTACCTCGTCTAGCTTAAGGCCGGGTGGAACCGTATACCGCACCGATTCCACTGATGGTTCGCCGTACTTTCCTCTACAAATTGATGTAGGGTAGTACGTCCAAATCGCCGTCGTACCTGGGTAAGCGTACCCAGGATGACGGTATTTTGGAAGGACTGCGAAGGCGGCGGATAGCCACCTTCGGACGCGGTAAAACCCACGTTGGTGTGCCATGTTGATGGCATCGACCATACGCGGGACCCCGTTGGGATCGCCTTCCGGGTCGACATAGACCCCGGCGAACCACCTAGACAAACGCCATGGGGCCACGCTGTGGCCTCCGACGTATTCTCCCCCACAGGATTCGCGGAACACGTTCATTTTGTTTAACCAAAATGACTTGTCTGCATTTACCTTAAAGGAGAGAGCTAGGAGGTGACGAACGAGCATCGGAACGATTTCCGTTTCGATGACGATATCGTCTCCGTAGACAGAGTATTGACTCCGTCTACCCATTACTCGGGCTGCGTCTTCACAGAGTAGAGCGAAGATTATGCATTCGACGGGAAAGCACAAAGCGCTTCCCATCGTGGCATACTTCTTCAACTCCACCTTCCTCCCGTCTGGTAATTCCGTGTACTCAGATCGAGCTGCACGGAGCCATGGGAGTAAAGGTGTATCCGCGAAGACGCGCTCCACGAGTTCGTTTGACACGGAATCTGAGGCGGCGGAGAGATCAATTGTGGAGAAGTACCCAAAGGTACTCCCCTCGCAAGCTAAGCGACTGTTCCTTTCGGGATGCTTTAGGTCGATATGACCTTTTAGCACTCGTTGGAAATGATCGTCTAGCGATCTTTTAACAAGCTGCTGGACCCACTGTAAAAAGGTGGGTTCCGGGCAGATTGTCCGCCTCTTCAGAACCGTCTTCGGGACGAGCAGTAGACGATTAACGCGCGGCGCTTCATCGAAGCGGTCGTACGGATAATAGTCCGCTGGATCCATCCCGGAGTCTGAGAAGCAAGTAGAGATTTGCGCGTCCCTGAATAGGAACGCCCATTTCTCCACCTGCTGCGCTCGAGTACACTCGTACGTCGCGCCATTGGATAGGGATGGTCTTGCCGTGATAGTAAAGTCACGGAACCACTCCTTCGCAATAGCGTTGAGGCGTACGGGTATCCTCGGGTCCTCAATTGTCAAACTTGCATCAGTCTTGACGAAGCTCTCTATCTCATCTCCTTCAGGGATGTCCCTGAAAGAAATGTGAGAGAGGAACGCGAAGTACTGATGAACTCGGGAGAACAACTGCAAATCCCCGCTGTAGAGAAACTCCACAACGAACGGATAGACGAGCTTGAAAGCCCGCCTAACCGTGGTGACCGTCAACAGCTGTTTAAAGGCTGAGTTCAAAGAATGGCTTGGGGTTTCCCCCCAATAGGATGTTATAATCCTATCAGCCTCCTTGAACGCGGTCATCAACTCCACAATGTCACACTTGCAGATGGATTTAACCATTCTTTGCGAGTGTGTGGAGCAAGGCTTGCAGAAGCCGAGGTCCTCACATAGAATACCGAGCAAAAGCACGGCATCCTTCCACGTCCGCGCGTCAGCCGGACATAGTGGAAAGGAGTTCCATGTGAGGGGGTACGGTTCGATCGCAGATCGAACGTCGAGCCAATGGTGGAACCATTGTCTTGTACCTGTCGACATAGGCTACCTCCTTTACGCGAGAGCTGCAGGAGTGCATGCTCCGCGAATGAGGGCCGCAAGACGCGGCCCAGGGGAGGTACCGCTCTGTTCATAGCACAACCCGAGAACGCGCTGAAGAAGAACTTTCATTACTTCTTCATCCACGGCCTCATGGTTGGGCACCTTCAACACGAGGTGAGCCGACAACGGGAGCGTCACGGTTTTGTTCGTGACGTCATCCTTAACGTCAATGTTCACGTTCGTCTGAAGGAGAACCGATGCGCCCGTCTTGTTTTGTGCATAGACGGACGGGTCGAGGCCAGTCCCTGTGTACACGTTAGCCACACGGCTATACGCGAAACGCAGGGTCTCAGGTTTCCCGAGAGGAGCCTTGGAGTTGATCAAAACAGTCGAATCTGCTTTGGTCTCCTTCTTAGCGTAATCCCGGGCGTACCAATAGGCCCACGGCCCAAGGTCGGTTGGAGCGGGAGTGGGGGCTGCAACGTCCCCCGTGTCCCATGTTACTGTGTAAGACATACCATCTTACTCCTTTCTGGTAGTTTAAACCTACCGACGCGATGCGGCTTTGCCGCGTTGCAACTTTAGCCCCAAACCATCAAAAAGATGGATGAGGCTGATCCCGCTCAAATAGTCGAGCGAGACCGAGTTCAGTTCGGATTTCATTGAAGAAGGATTATCGACGTTGCGTTCGTACGCAATGGACTTAACAGTCCCTTTTGCGCCGAACCCGCGATATTCCCACTTCATTGAAGACTTGATAGACCAGCATGCCGAGATTATGGGCAAAATGTCCAAATCTCGCTGGTTGTCAAGCCTCTCCAGCTGAGCTCCTATCGGTAAAAACCAATCCACTACGAACGAATAGGGGACAAAGTCCCACAAATTCGACGCAGATGGAAGAAGGTCTACCTGACGGAGTTGCTCGAGAATTCCCGACTCGGTGGTGTCGAAGGGCTTGCAGTAGAGTTTCATATGACCCTCTACTGTAATCGGGTAACCGAAGATAAAACTTCGGACCTGACGCTTTGAGACACCACGGGTACTGACCCATTCTGACTGCTTATCCATGAACCGACGAATCCCTTTAAGGATATCGTTGGTATCGAGGATAGTCAGTCTGAGCCCGTACCTGTACTGGAAGTATATCCTCGACCACGCTTTCTTCGAAAGCGGAGCACGGCGAAGACGCCGGAAGTCCTTTAGGACATCCTTGATCTTCACCATGTCTTTGAGATATTGAGCCGTGTTAATAGACAGGTAGCGATACCCATCTATACACTGGTTCAATGTCTCGGCGAAGATGTCGGCACGGTAGAAGCGATTCGCATATACCGTTTCGGCGGTATGGAATAGACCTTTGAGCTGAATAGTTACATTGCGCAATATCTCCGTGAAGGAGTATGCGCGGGTAGCTTCAGTCATACGTCCGTTCCAGTAGAACCCGGCCCCCAAATTCAGAGTAAACCCATAGGGTTGATCTGTAAATGGGGGATTGTGGTTCTCATACGGGCACGAGGCAGTCCCCCAAAACGGAGGATACCATGTGCTACGTATGGTTCCCATACGACCAGTACCACTTGCTGTGCCCCACTTGTTTCGAAGAGAAACAGTGAAACGGCCGCCATCAACAGGATTGCATTTACCAGAGATGGTATAAGCAAACCTCTTGCCATCCTCTACGTGGTTACCTGTGTAGCTAACCTCGAAGGGGAAAGGCATGCGAGGTCCAGATCTGGATTTACCGATTCTTATGAATGCGATATCACAGACTGGACCGATGACGTCCATACCGTTCAACTGAACGTAGAAGGTGTTGTCCCAGCGATAAGGGCGCGTGCTGAAATTGTCTGGTAAAACGTATATGTCCCCGTCCGTGTGGACGTGGTATACGCGTTTGTTGCCAAACATATCAGCGGCCTGGGAATTCCCAGGTTTTGCGTCCATTGTTGGGAATTCTACTACCTTGACATCATCGTCAAAGTAGAAGAAAACAGCACAATCGACATCCAGATGAGTAGTAACGGCACAGCTCCACATCACCCACGTATGTGGGCGAACTAGGTGGAGTCGGATCATATCCAAACCTCCCTTCTGTGAGTGGCGCCAGACGGC